AATCCACCCAAACGCTGACCAGAAATAGTGTTCTTTTGAACCAAATTTCCTAGTTGTTTGCTGATATTTTCTTGTTGAGTTCCTTGTTGACCAAGTAAAGAAGTAATTGTTGGTGCTAAATTAGTCGCTGCCTCTGGGGACTTTGAAAGCATACTAATAACACCAGGGATATTTACATTTCCGTTTTGATCGGTGTTTTTCTGAATAGCCTCAGAGGACGCTTTATTTAAAGCAATTTCTTGCTGAAGTTGTTGTAATTGCAAATTGCCTTGTTGAACTGCAATATTGTTTTTCTGCAACCCCATAAGGTTATTCACAAATCCACCAAAATCGGGAATTGTTTGTTTTGTAGGAATTATTGAAGCATCTAATGGCATATTTTTGTCCTTATTTCTTTTGATTACCTGTAACTAAGGAATAAATACCCGCTCCACCTAGTCCTAATTGCATTAAACTCATTAAAGAATTAGATTGAGCGTTTCCTGCTGCAATTTGTCCTGCTGCGGTTGCATTTGCTCCACCCATTAGGGTATTCCCTACGGATGAAGCATTGGCGGCACCTATTGATCCAAGACCAGAAGCAGCGTTTTGTCCCATTCCAACCGTATTCATGTAATTATTTAAATATTGTTGGTAATTACTTTGAGCCAATCCAGTTGTATAGTTTTGCAAACCCTTTTCTTGCGCCCCAGATAAATTTTGACCAGTCGCAGATTGTTGATTCTGTAATTGTTGAAGTCCTTGATTTAGGGTAAATTGATAGCCTGGTACGTTTTGTAGTGCAGTTTGTATCCCTGCGCTACCTTGTGAACCAAGACCTAAAAGATTCATAAGTTGAGGCATCGCAGCAGTTCCAAGCCCCATATAAGGTGCTAAATTCTGCTGAGTTTGTTGAAATTGCTGATTTTGCAAGTTTGCAGCATAAGTAGCTGCATTTGCTTCAGTAGTAGCAGCTTCCTTAGCCGCAGCGGCTTGTTGATTTGCCCCTGTTAAATCACGAACCGCATTAGTTATAAACGACATTATTCTCTCCCCATCATTACCATAGACCGATCTACACCATCTCTACGGTAAGCCTTACTAATCCTACCCTCCTCGACAAATCCGCACCGCAGTGCTAATTTTAACGCAGAGGTGTTCCATTCACCAATAGTTCCGAGGAACTTTCTTGCTCCTTTTTGCCTCATTTTCTCAAGACAATCTAAAAAGAAAGAATCCACTCCTTTTGCCCCCTTCAACATACAAATGTGAACCTCGTACATTGTCGGAGTTGCGGGTCTAAACATCACAAAACCATGCGTATTTGTGTAGTAAATCTCGCTCTCTTGATACCCAAAATTCTCTTTTTTAATCCCATCAACCTTAACCCACTTCCAAACTCTATCGTCCCGCATGACGGATTCAATAAAGTCTTTCATAAAATGATCCATTTACTTCCTGTTGGGATTGTCACCGTAGCCCCTGAATTGATCGTAACTGGCCCACCAGAAACGCAACTCGAACCCACTGGAATTGCGTAACTAGAAGTAACCGTCTGGGAGTTAACCACAAACGGAGTCGTTGCCTGTACCACCGGCACAGTCTGATTGAATTGAAAAGACTGACCTGGAAAAGCCATTAGTATTGACCTCCAAAAGCCATAATGTTCAAATCTGCGCTTGTCGTGCCTACTTGCTCAGAGATATACAACTGATAAGTGGGAGGTAAAACCAGATTGTTAAACGTCACTGTTGTCGTAAAAGCCTGAACTGTCGTGCTCGGAGTGATCGCAGATACTGGGATTTCAGCGTACAAGAATGAAGTTGTGCCGTTATAAATCCAAATATCTACAATATTAGCTACTGTAGTACCCTTGGCAGTGACCGTAATTGCGTCTACTTTTGTTCCGTTTGTAGAGGTTGCAGTCAATTGAACCAAGCCAGTTGTGCCGGTAATGTTAGCCCTGGAAGTAATCGCAGTAGCCGAGGTTAGCGTTGCAATGCCAACAATAGGGGTAAGAGGAAAAATTGGTGAAGTATTAGAAGCCATTTATAGGAAACCTCCGAAATTTTGTTGTAATGTTACATTTAAAGCAGGAGGAGATGATCCACCACTTCCGGCATTTATCCAAGTGGGAACACCGCTAGAACCACCTGAACTCAAGACTTGTCCTGAAGTACCGTATTGTCCATTAAGTGCAAGCGCCCCACTGGTATTAATAGTCATTGCATCGGTTGCACTACCACCAATAACGAAGTGAATAGAGTTAGCGGTTGTCGTTCCAATTGACAAATCGCTTGACGTTGCAGTTAAATAAACCGCATTAGCCAAAGATAAAGAACCAGTACCACTAAAAGTGGACGAGTTCATCCCGAAATCACCGTAATAAGCGGTTGAAGTCCCTAGATTGTTAGAAACAACGTAATCTGTCGATGCTGCCGATCCAGAATTGGTGTTTTGTAAAATGATCTGGTTGTAAGTATTTACGCTTGAAGTAAATGAACCAAATATATTTACATCTGAATAACCAAGAGTTCCATAACTAAAAGCACCGGCAGACAATGAACCAGTGATCGTTTCAGTTCCTATAAAACTTCCACCACTAAAAACCGTAGAAGTAAAAGTACCTGTACTTGGTACATATTGAAGTTTTGTAGAACTTGTGTCAATTACTGAAACTGTGCCAGTCGTTGCATTTAAAAATGCAGGGTAAAAAGTGCTAGAACTTGATGTTTGATCAGAAATAGTGACCAAAGATGTAAGCGTTGTCCAAGTAGGTGCTGAAGCGCCATTGCTTGTTAAAACTTGTCCAGTTGTACCGTTAGCAATAAAAGAAGTAGCCCCCGATCCTGTTTGATAAGGGATTTGACTTGCTGCACCACCCGCCAAATTAGTCGCAGTTGTTGCTAAAGTAGCAGTCGCAGCGTTTCCGGTTGTATTCTGATTGAATGTAGGCCAAGTAAACGTACCAGTTGAAAAGTTTCCTGAAGTAGGTGTACCTAAAACTGGAGTTACAAAAGTCGGTGAAGTTGCCAAAGCTACAACCGTTCCAGATCCAGTTGTTGAGTAAGATGTACCCCAAGCACTACCAGTCGAATTTGGTATCCCTGCGCCTGGATACACCATCGTTGATGACGCATTAATTGTGATTGCAGTTGAACCGTTATAAGTTGACCCACTGCTAAAAGTTACATTTGTCCCTGCGGTAAGGTTAAATAAACTATTACCTAAAGCAACCCCCGAAATGGTTGAGTTGGCAAGTTGAGCATTTGTAATTGTTCCAGACAATGCCGTTGTTGGTATTGTTGTAGAAGACGTTACATTTCCTGCGCCATTAGCATACATATACCCTGTCAAACCAGTTACCGCTAAGTTAGCCGTAGTCAGATTTGTAAAGGATTCACTTGCAGATCCTGGGATTCTTTCCCATTTACCATTGCCAAATATTGCCCAATCTCCAACCACCCAAACTGCATTACCGTCTAAGTTTGTTGTTCCGGCAGTAGATACTACATAGTAATATCCTTGAGTTCCTACTGAAGAAGTCAAAGTCGGAGTATTTGTACTTGCGTTCCAAGTTCCTTGATAAGCCGGTGCGTTTGTCGCTGCCGTTGTGACCGAAGTAACAATACCTTGAGAATTAACTGTAATAACTGGAACAACTGAGCCTGATCCATAAGTACCAGAGCTAACTCCTGAAGTTGGAAAATCAGCGTTAACCAATGATCTAAATGTGGGAGTTCCAGACGATCCGTTTGGAGCAGCGAACACCGTATTAGCCGTTTCACTTGCTAAAGTAGCCGTCAAAGTGCCTGAACCAGTAACAGGCGAACCAGTTACAGAAAAGATTGATGGAAGTGACAAACCAACGCTAGTTACCGTACCGCCCGATCCAGTAGCTGATAAAGTCCCTGCGGTAAAAGATACTCCAGAACCAATTGTGACGTTTGAAAAGCCACCCGATCCGTTACCGTACAAAATAGATGATCCACTTGTTGCCGGTGCGTAATCAGTTCCACTAGTAGCCGTTGTAAATCCTGTCCCAGTTCCTTTTATGATTCCACTTAACGAAGTAGTTACCGCTAAAGTACCGGATGATGTAACTGGAGAGCCTGAAACGCTAAACCCTGTAGGCATTGACAAACCTACGCTTGTAACCGTTCCTGTTCCTGTAGCTGAGAGGGTCCCCCCCGAGAAAGTCACCCCACTACCAATCGTTACATTTGAGAAACCCCCCGATCCATTACCATAAAGTAAAGATGTGCCGGAAGTTTGGGGCGCAGGAGTATAAGTCAATGCCGTAGTTACATCGCTCGAAGTAAGCGTTACAACCCCAGTCCTAGAGTTAAAAGAAGTCACCCCAGGCACTGATTGAACGGAATACTTGATATTTCCCTGAGAAGTGACTATCTGCCAACCGCTTCCATGCGTATAAGTTAACTTGTCTTGTGCGCTTAGTTGGACATAAATCAACTGATAAGGCGTGGAAGTATCAACCACTTCAATTGTGACGTTGGCTGCAACCGTATCGGTATTGAGCACCGACAACATATCAATATCCCTGGTTGCCCCAGATGCAGGAGCAGAGCAGATTGTGACCGCAGTTGTGCCGTTAGAGTTGGATAGTTGAGTCGAACCCTGATAAGTCGATAAAGTTTGATCTGAATAACAAACGATAACTTGCAGGGGATTGCTAGTCGTAGCTGCCCCTAAGAACATCTGAAGTGATCTATTTACTGTGTCAAGTCTTATCATCCATGCCTCGCAGAGAAAGCGTAACCAGTTGGAGAAGTTCCCCCTCCTGTCGCAGTAAGAGTGCCATTTGTGAAGTTAAGGTTCGCCCCTATCGTCACCGGCTTCATTGCGCCCCCACTACCATAAATAATTCCCGAAACCGTTGTATCCAAGGTTAAAGTCGCATTTTGTCCAGGAACTACAGTTCCCGAAAATCCGTTAACCGGTTCAACCGTTAAATTAAAAAGTCCTTCGCTTTGAATTTGAGTCAAGTTCAAAGGAGGAGTATCTGGGCCTCCTGTCCTTTGATAAACCTGAACCAAAAACATCAACCATGTCTGATTTACCGATCCATCACCATTCAGGAACGGTACACCTAGGTGTGGGAGATTGGAGGATAGATTGCTCATTTGTGATTCTGTGCAACGTCAACAAAAGCACCGTTCAGAGCAGTCTTCACCGGATCTGACCATTGCAATTGAAATACTCTATCTCTAGCCATTCCCAACCGCCACCAAGATATCGAAGTCAAATACTGTCCAGTCGTGCCCATCGTTTGACCAACTGGGTTGCCGTAAGTCTTTCCCCGATCATCTGACCAAGATAGATAAACGGTTGCCGGAGCATTGCCCGATTCCATTTCAGCAATAAATTGCTTGTATCTTAGACGGTTTGAATCATCATCTTCGGTGTGGTAGAAACTGCGAACTCTCACAATTGGGCCACCAAAATCAGAATAATTGTTTTGATCTAAAACGTATAAATTGCCGTTTTGCCAGTCTCCAACTACAAGATTTCCGTTAGCAAAAGCAAAACAATTGCTCCGATGACGATTAAAATTACCATCATTGTCCGTCCATAACCACTCATTCCATTGATTATTAGATAAGTCAAACACCCAAGTTTTATTAGCTTGTGGTAATGTCAATACATAAAAGAAGTGACCATTTACTTCGTATGTATACCCAATAGCATCTGATAATTTACCGTAAGTCTGAAACTCTTGATCCATCGCAAAGGTAGAGATCTGAACCGCACCAAAGTTTTGACTACGGCAGACATAAGCCTGACCTTGAGGACTTTGAGCCAACCAGTAAACCTCACCGTCCATCTGAGCTATTGAATTAGTCGCAGCGCATCCATATTGAATAAATGAACCTGGGAGAATCTGGAAAGGAAAAGAAGTATTTCCTGCGTTAAACCAGACTTCGGAGGTAAATTCACCCAGTAAGTAGATATAACGTCTTGATATACCTATGCCAACCAAATTATCAGGTGAACCAGACTTAGAAGCGTAATACAAAGGGTCAAACTCTGCGGTATTTATCAAGGAAATGTACCATTCCCGAGTGCCTGGATAGTTACAAACAAAGTAACCATCGACATAATTGACTTGATTTGAACCGTAAAAGCCTGGCTGATTGATGGTCGTGAACGTATTGGTCGTGATGTTGTAGTCGTATCCTGCGCTTGTTCCGTCAACAATCAACAAATCAACCTGATTGTCAACCATCGAAACAGTGCCAGTGGAACTTGCGAGAGTGCCAATAGGACTAAGAATCCAATCAGTACTAATACTGTAAAAAGTGTTGCCACAAACACCATAAAGTTGATTATTACTTGCATAGTAAAGTCCTCTCCAAGATGTTTGACCCGAACTTGCTACTTTTGTCAGACCAGGCGTGGGATAGTGCGTAAAAGGAAACACCACCCCTTCAGGATTTTGCTCCATGTACAAATTAATGCACCGTTGCGCCCCTGCAATGATACTTTTGGTCTGGTAAGCACCAGTAGTTAGTGCTGCCTTTCCCATTATCCGGCACTACCAACGTAGAAATCTCCATAAATATTGTATGCACCAGACTTTCCTCTGAGTGCTACAGGCATGTGGAGAAGTGGGATTTGTGAGTTAACTTCCTCAATCGCTCTCATGGATGCCTCGGCATATCCTGTTAGTTCGGGAGTGATTGGAAGACCGTACATAACGCAAATAATCCGAGCCAAGTTCCATTGCATCGCTGCAAGGTACTCTGGAGGCATAGTTACCGTGTCCGTAATCGTCTGAAAAGCCTCTAACTGTGTCATCACAGTCAAGAAAATCTCATACTGATTATTGGGTACAGGCCAGACGTAAATAGTGCCTAGTGGGTAACCGGTGTTGTAATAAATATACTGAGGAAAAGCGTTCAGTTTCTTAATGGAAATCCGGTTGTAATCCTCATTAGCCCTTAAGACTTCAAGTGGATAGTCCACTGGTAAAGGACTGCCAGATTGCATCCTAAAAAACGCTGATTCTAATTTGACTGGTCTGGTAATGTTGAAATCACCACCAGTTCCGATTGTGTATGAAATTTGTCCTGTAGCAACCTTAGAAGTTGTTACCAGGTTATACACCATATAACGTCTGCGTTGCCACTGGGCAAGCATCATGTTTAACTGGTTGAAACAATCATTGATGTCAGTAGCATTTGGAGTCTGACCAACACCAATGACGTTTGCTATTTTTAACGCTTGAGTGATTAGATCAGAGGGTGTTGTCGGCAGCGGTTGAGTCATTTTTTGGTCTGCCCCTCTTAGTTTCTTTTTGCTCTGGAACGGTTAAAACTTGTGCTTCTTCTTCAGGATTCTGAACAAGATGTTGTTTCCCAAGCGAGTCAGTGACCCACTTGGGGAACTCTACGAAAGTGTACACAGGAGTAACTAACTTACCCCTGTAGTATGTTTCTAATGCCATTAAACGATATCAGGAACAATACATGACCACTCTGGACGAATCGCAGCGTAGCCGTACAAAATATCCAAACGAGTGATCAAGGAGTCTGACATAACATCATAAGCCTCAATCATACGTAAGGAGATACCATCAAACTGAGCACGAGCAGCTTGCACAACACCGGCAGTAGGCATCTCTAAGTCAGCAGTTGCCAACGTGAAAGCCTCTGGGAAGTATGCAATGTTCTGACGATAGCTAGATGATGCAGGCATTACCAGGCTGATCGCTGCTGAGTTAGCAGGAGATGCAGTTACTGTATTAAACGCTGCAGGAGCAGGAGTAATAGCAGGGTAAATTGGTATGCTTGTAGCACCAGAGTTTACGTT